TGAGTTTCCCAATCCCTGATTTAATTTCACCTGTTTCTTTAACGCAAAGCTCATCTAAATAAATATATGGCATTTTTTCTGTTGCTGAATAACCATCATATACCCCACAGAAAACTAAAGGTTTCCCAACAACACTATTATATTCTTTTTCATTAACAAAAACCGTTGAATTTAATAGCGTTACCCAATTATTGTTATCATTATCAATTAGATATCCAATAATAATTTTACCCTCGTCTGAATCAATAAAACTCGTTCTATCGATAATGCAATCTAAATATACTTTTGTTCCCCCAAGACCATTTTCAGAGGCAAAAGAATTAAATTTTGAAAACACTGCCTTTTCGTAACCATCAGTAAAATTTTGTTGAACTTTGTTTACCGGTATAAAACTATTATTGTTGTCCTCTGTTCCTGACATTGGAGATGTATTTAATTCGCTTTGTATATAAACAGTTGATGTTTTAGCATCCCAATCTACTTTTGCACCAAATGCTTCAGCAACAAATCGTGCGGGGACAAGAGTTCTGCCATCAACCAAAAGTGGTGGAATATCCAATGTCTTAGTTTCACCGTTTACTTTCATATTGTAGTCATTTATTGTTGCTTGCACATAATAAAGTTCATTAAAAGCGGTCACAGTTTTAGTATCATTGTTCCAATCCACAGTTGCCCCAAGTGATTCGAAAATTGTTCTCAAAGGAACCATTGTTCTTCCACCGATAATCTGTGGTTGAACGTCAAAATTTAATGTTATGCCATCCAACTGAACAGTGATGTTATTTTCGGCGAAGGCGAAACCTCCTATAAATAGTGAGGTGATAATTATTATACCAATAACTAACTTCCAAAAGTTCTTGTTCATAAAAAGATACCCTCCTAATTTTTTCTTAGATTACTACATTAAACATCATTTTCATCAAGAATGTTATTAATATACTAAAAAGTTTTCAACTGACTTAGTTACATTATTTATGTAAGCTTCAGCAGTCATCTTCCTGCTGGCACCATATTGATTGGTAATAGTCACTTCAACCTTAAAAAACCACGAACCGTCATAGGATTGCCAACTATCTATCAAACCACTATACCAGTGACATTCAAATCCATATGGATATAGTGCGTTACCCACGTTTTCAAAAGCTTTGTGAGCTTGCTCAACTCTAAGCTCTTTTGAGTGATCGAGTGCATCGACTTCAGAAGCTATTCGGTCATCTTCTATAAGTTCGAATGGAACGATGAAAAATAGTGCAGCGTCACTTGAATTCTCCAAAACACTCATATCAGAATATACATCGTTTGCATCATTATACGATGGTGCTTTACCTGCTAAGTTTGAAACAGTATAGTTTTTGCCATCAAAATTTACATCAAGAGAGACAAAAACTATTGAATTGCTAAATGCGTATGATTGAAGGTATAAATCCTCAACATGCCAAGTATTTTCATTCTTAGCACTCCAGGTACCTTCTGATTTTACATACCAAAAATATTTTGACGCATCTCCTGTTGTATCAGTGTAACTATGAAATTTTGACGCATCAAAATTATTGCCATCAGGGGTAAAAACATCAAGGGCATAATAGTTAGTAAATGCCACAACAGCGGCTCGCTTAGCCAGTTCTTTAGAAAATATAGCTTCTAACTGTTCCTCTAAAAGCTTCTGCGCCTCTGTAGCTTGCTTGGCCGCTTGTATTGACGGATCGTTTTCTATAGAGGAATGGTAAATGATTTTGACTTCGGCATCGTTTTGGAAAATATCACCTTTTCTAAAGCTTGATTTTCCATCAATGGTGACGGCTTTCAATTCGCCTTCGGAAACTAAGATACCAAAATATATATCATAGACTGGCTCTACTTTTATATTAGTGAATCCTGCATCTTCAAGTGAGGTAATAACATCTCTATAATCTTTATAATTATAATCAGATGCAGAGGATAGTACTTTTACTTCGTTGTTAGAAAGAATTTCTTCTCTATCAATATATATCGTCTCAACAGTAATTTTATCGCTATAGCAAGATATTTTGTACGATATATCCATATTACTTGACACATCAATTGTAGTTGTCCCCTTTACTGAAGATGACCCGATTTCTGTAAATGCGATTACATATTGACCTTCTTTTAACTTGAACTCAAAGTCTACATCTTTCCCATGTACAAGAGTCTGTTGCTGCTCATTATTTATTAGAAGAGCAACATCATATTTGTTAAATATTAAGTTAGCTATAAAATCCACATGAACTTTTACAACGAATTTTTCATATGGGCGATGACATATAACAGTAGTTACCGCATCATATGGAAATTCTTCATCACTATTGAAAGTAGAACGACCATTAATAGATATTTCATTTATATAATCAGCGTTGGTTGTATCTGGGTCAAGGTCAAAAACTTCCTTCAGTTCTACGTTTGCAAATCCAGCATCCTTGAACATACTTGCGAGGCTTTCATAATCATTGGTGTGTAAATCATCTGACGAAATAGGGGTATATACTTTTTTTATCGCATGATATGTAATCACAACCACCGTATCTGTTGGAAAGGTCGATTTTGCCACAAAGGATGTGCTGCCGTTGATTGAAACCTGTTCAACAGTACCTTCTGACATAGTACTGGTAGATGACAAATCTTCAATTACAACTGTAGTTATATCCTTGAATCCTGCTTTTTTAAGCTCGTTTATTACTAATTGATAATTCACGCCTATATAGTCATCTGATGAAGTCGAAGTTTTCAACGTGTTACTACACCCTACAAGAGATATACACATTGTCATCAATATTATAAAAAAGCTTATGCGTTTCATACGTTTTCCTCCATCTTAATAAATTATTTTCTCTGTAGCTAAAAAGCTGACTTACATATTATATATCGGCAAAATATTGGAGTGGCACAAGGGACTTTGACTAAAGAGCAGAAAGATCTCGGATATTATTGAAATTATTTTATTTACTTCATTCATATAGCATTTCATTATAAATCTAATTTATAAAGATTATATATCAATTTACAAAATATTACAATACTAATATCCCTCTTTCATCATAAACACTTCCGCTATTTCCCTTATTCCTTATAGCCCTATCCAATGCCATGATGGTTGCTACTGCACCGTCAATCTTCTCGGTTGACTTTTCCTTGTCTGCTTTGATGTTTCCGGCAGGATCTGTTCGAATATATATGTTATCCATCATCCAGCGAAGAATCGGATGCCCACCATGAGCAATTTTCTGTTCCAATGTCAGTTTCATCAACTCTTTAGTAGGAGGAGACATATCTTTAAATCCTTGACCGAAAGGAACAACTGTAAAACCAAGGTTTTCTAGATTCTGGGTCATTTGCACAGCACCCCAGCGGTCAAAAGCAATCTCGCGAATGTTATATTTTGTTTCAAGTTCTTCAATGAAGGTTTCAATGAATCCGTAATGCACTACATTGCCTTCTGTAGTTTTAAGAAATCCTTGCTTCTTCCATACATCGTAATTAACATGATCCCGCCGGACACGCAAATCAATATTGTCCTCCGGTATCCAGAAGAATGGAAGAACAACATATTTATCATCTTCATCCATTGGAGGAAAGACCAGCACAAAAGCCGTAATATCTGTACTGCTGGAGAGGTCAAGTCCCCCGTAGCAGATTCGTCCTCGAAGTGATTCGGGATCAACAGCAAATGCACAGGCATCCCATTTTTCCATAGGCATCCAGCGTACTGCCTGTTTGACCCATTGGTTAAGACGAAGCTGCCTAAAACTGTTCTCTTCAGCAGGATTCTGCCTTGCTGATTCAAAGGCTGCTTTGACCTTATCCATACTGACTGTAATGCCGAGTGATGGATTCGCTTTCTTCCATATCTTTGGGTCAGTCCAGTCATCCTCAACGGCAGCTCCGTATATAACTGGATAGAAAGTGGGGTCTTTCTTTCTGCCATTTATGATATCTAGGGCCTTCTGGTGTACTTCCCAACAGATGCTGTTCTGATTGTCTCCTGCAGTGGTTATAAGGAAATATAGCGGCTGCATTCTTGCATCACCACTGCCTTTGGTCATAACATCGTAGAGTTTTCTATTCGGTTGGGTATGCAGTTCATCAAACACCACACCATGAGTGTTGAAACCATGCTTGTTGCTGACATCGGCTGACAGTACTTGATAAATACTGCCTGTAGGTTGATAGATGAGCCTCTTTGTGGAATCTAGGATCTTAACTCGTTTAGATAAAGCCGGACTCATCCTCACCATGTCCGCCGCAACGTTAAACACAATGGATGCCTGGTTGCGGTCGGCAGCACAGCCATAAACCTCAGCTCGTTCCTCATTATCTCCACAGGTGAGCAACAGGGCAACAGCCGCCGCAAGCTCACTTTTTCCCATTTTCTTTGGTATTTCTACATAAGCAGTATTGAACTGCCGATAGCCATTTGGCTTAATAATCCCAAATATATCTCGTATAATCCGTTCTTGCCAATCAATTAGTTCAAATGGCTTACCAGCCCATGTGCCTTTGGTATGGGAGAGCGCCTCTATAAAGGATACGGCATAATCTGCATAAGACTTATCATAGACTGAGTCTGATGCCTTAAATATTGTTGGTGTGTATTTCTTGAGTTTTCGTATATCCGCCGCCTCCTTTTGCACATAAAAATAGACCTGCATATGCAAGCCTTCATAATCTATTTGTACGAGAAACAGAGCCGTTTTTGGCACTGTTCTCTTGTTAGGTATTAGTTATTTATTTCTCCTCACCGGTCAGAATGAATCGGCAATAGGCACCAATGTTATCAGCAAGGTAAGCAATCAGCTCGTCATATCCTTCCCGCAGAGCTATTTCCTGCACTTTTGGCACATCAAACATATTTGTTTCGCCTGTGTCACGGATGGTGAGTATTTGTTCCTTTATCCTTTTATCCATTTTTGTCCTCCTTTGAATCCTCTATAGCTTGTTTTAGAATGCCGATATCGAAATTTGCACTCTTATATCCCTCTAAGATAACACTGTAATAATAGCAGCTTGGAGTTCCAAGAGGCCTGCCTTCGTTCATGATGTACACCATGGTTTCTACGTTCTTTTTGCCATATTTGACTTTGACCATTTCCTTTCGATAAAGAAATGGATAGCCCTCATAGCGGTCAAGTGCTGTTTCATCAGCCGGAGTAATCTCCCATAGCAAGCATGGGACTGTCTTGCCTTTTAAAGGCTCCACAGTTGCCACAGCACCACCGTGTCCACCTCTGAACAATAACTGGTAATCCTTTAAAACAACCGTGCCGATAGGCTTTGCTGTGGGGCAACGGTACGCCATTTGCTCAAGGTTGAGGTTTGAGCCATAGGCGAGATAGAATGTTTTACTCATAGACCTTATCCTCCTTATATTTGCTGGGCAACCCTTTAGGCTGCCCGAAACCGCCAAGCTGCCGAGCCGTCCAAGTGGGCGGTCAAGTGTTCACGGCAGTTTGCGAATTCCTCGCCGATGAAACCGATTCGGTTGAGGTAGGTCCGCATTGCAAACTTTTCATTCTCCACCTGTGGTTTCTTTGCCGATGCACACTTTTGTGTCAGTGCTTGGTTGTTCAGTGCAAGGGCAAGAACAATGTAGCTTCTAACCTTGCCTGCGTGAAGTTCGCTGTTGAAACCTCTAAGCTCTACCGTGTGATTTCCGTTGAAAAAGCTGTGCAGGTTAAGGAAATGGTATCGGCTTGAATGGTAATGCCTTGTGGTGCTTTCGCTATAACCCTCATACCAAAGGCTCTCAATTTGTGCCAGCGTTTTTGGCTTCTTGCGATTGATTTTTTCCACCAGAATCTCATCCATTTTTTTGCAGTAACGAATTCGTTCAGGTTCTATCTGCAAAGCCTTGTAAAAAAGGTCATTCTTGCTTGCAATGATGTTTACAAAGTTTCTTATGCTCCTTGCGGTGTGGTCTGCTCCGTTCAAGTGGATATGGATTCCGCAGGAGTTGTTTGTAAAAGCTCCTGCTTTGCGTAGTCTGCGTACCAGTTCCTGCAGTGTTTTGATGTCCTCCTCGTAGGTTAGGATGGGGCTTACCAGCTCTACGCTGTATTCTCTTGTTGCTGCAACCTTCCGCCGTCCTTGTTTCTTCTGGCAGGAGATGCTGCCGTCGCTCATGATTTTCCAAACTCGCCCGTCAATGGCTGTGATCTTCTTGGTGTCGTAATAGTCCCCTGTGCTAACAACCGTTCCATTTAGGTAGTCAGCTGTGACTTTTGCTGCTTCGTTTCTTGTTATCCCTGTGAACTCAATTTCAATTCCGAACCTTGTTCTTAACATTGATTCCCGCTCCTTTTAAAGTGTATTTGTCCCTTTCGGTATGTACATATATCACTCTAAAAGACATTAATAGCAAGACAATTATTCGATATAAACAAACATTTTTTACACAATTTTACTCTGGTTTTCAAGTGGAAAATGTGTACTTTATTCCTCGGTTTTCCGGCACAAATCCTCTCCATAAACCACATTTAAAGAAGAACTGTTATCCCAACGAACCATGATGCTACCTGTGTCATCTACTCCAATTACAGAGCCTTTTGTTCCAATAGGAGGTGCTTGAAAGTCATCCATGCGAACAAGTTCTACACGGCTGCCCACTGGGTATTGCTTTCGGATTCCTTCCACAGTTTCTCTTGAAGGGAAATTATTCATCAGTCATCACCTCCTCAGCCTTAAGCGGAGCACCGTTTCTGAAGGCACTGTTGCCAGATAAGTTCTTTAGCAGGATTTTGCGTTCTGCTTTGAATTCAGAACCAACGAAACCCAGTCGGATGAGGAAACAGCGAAAAGCGTACTTCTCATTTTCCACTTGCTTTTCAGTAGCATTGACTCTCTGCTGTGTTTTTGCCATCTCACAGAGAGCTGTTACAAAATGCGTGTAGGCTTTGACCTCTTCAGAGGCAAGCTCTCCTTGAAACCAGGGGAAACTGACTGTTTCTTCGTTTGTTATTATAGGGATGCAATCAGCAGCTAGAGCATTTTTTATTAAAGACGATTTGCTTTCTACCAATCGCTTTAGGTTTTCAAGAGCCACATCGGTGAAAGCCGACCTTGGCAAATCGATGGTCAAACGGTTAGTTTCGATCTCACCACTTTGCTCAGGTTCTGCATATGTAGGTGGCTCCTCATAATCACAGTAAGGACTGATCCTGCCCCCAAGAGCTACCTCGTAAGGAATTTGGATATCCTCCGGAACTGCTTCCGGTTCTGATTCTGGAATTGGAGTGTCGTACTCTTCTGTAATCGCTTTGAAGTCATGCAATCCCTGCAGGTCAGCAACCAAGTTGGGATTGTCCTCACCCTCGAGCATTCCATTCTTATCGATGTGGTAGCCTCCTACTTCGTAAGCAAAGGTAGGTGCACCAAGGTATATCGCCGGATCATTTAGTTCCAGGCTGATTGCTCCTACCAGCGATTTTCGTTTTGGACCTGTAATGTTATAATTTATCTTCATTTTTCATACCGCCTTTCATTTTTCGGTACTACATATATCACTCTGAACGCTGTAAATAGCAAGTCATTTCGAGCATTTATGTAGAAAAAATATTGTTCTTTATTTGGCGGTATCTTGTATGGAAAACACAATGCCCGACAAAACAAAATATACACACGGAAGTGACACTCCATTGCCCCACATCTTATATTCCGCAGAATCAGAATGTGGGTTTTTAAGCCACTTAGATATCTGCTTTAAGGTTTTTGGCTTAGTTGAACTTCCCGTAACCTTACGGTGAGTTTCAAATATGTTATACCAAGTGCGTAAATCATCCATTGTTGGATTTTCTGTTGCAAGATCACTACACCACCAATCTGGGAAACCTTGAAGCCTTGCACATTCGGTCGGAGTTAATCTTCTGACCGTGTATAGGGTGCCGTCTGTATCATTAATAAGCGGAGGGTCTTTGTAGTCAGTAGCAACTAGCGTATTTGCTAGTTCTTCTTCAGCAGCAGTAAAAAATGATACCTTGCTTGAAGAGTAGGTAGGAGTTGCCACAGCACTTGGCCCCTGTGCATTTAGTGTCGATGATATTCCGTCTTCTGTAATCCCAAGATTTCTGGCATAATTTTGACCACAGTTGAAAGATTCTCTATCAATAGCGAAAACAACAGCATGCTTATCTACAGTATTTAATGTAAAACTTATATTTTCATTAACTCCGTCACCCTGTGGGCCGTTCTTATCTTTTCTTCCAATCATGGAGCCTTGCAGAGCATAACTTTCTACAATAGCGATACCACCTTGATTGCAGGAAGGATTTCCTCCATTTCCATCAATGGTTCGTGAAGTATCGGCCTCATATACACCGCTATGAGGATTGGATGATTTCATAGCATTGCTGTCTTTAGAGCAGATACCATAAGCTTTCGGGACAAATAACGTCTGGTCATTATTGCAGGATAGTGTTGCCGATTTATTATTCTGGATAAGAGCACCTTTGCCACCGCCCTCACAGCCACATCGGATTTTGAGAGTTTTCGGTGTATCACCAACCACAAAAGGCTGATTATTGCCGCCCGCTCCGTAAGTTGCGGATATTGTCGGTGCAACATCAATCGGCCCCGTAAAGCGAGTATCTCTTCCGTGATTATCAAACACCGCCGTATCCATAACACAAGGTGGGTGATGGGCCTCAGCTCGGAGAGTGCAAGTGACATCTTCCGTGATATCCATCCGATTACCACCTTGGTCATTTAAGATCACACTGCTTGTGCCTGTTTCTCTAATGCCGTTTTCAAAACAACCGGCAGTTCCTTGCCACGAGCGGAAGCTCTCCTTAGAATACCCAGACAAGCCTTCTGACTTAAATAGTATTTCTCCGGCACTCCCACCTGCAAAATCTGCGACAAGGAAGATGCGTTTTCTTCGTTGGGGAACTCCCCAGTATTGAGCATCAAGCACTCGCCAGGCAATGGAGAAATCATCTCCCATGATATTTCCTGCTTGCCTCCATTTATCAGT